GTTAACGAAACGCTCGAACTCCGATACGAGACGGATAAGCCACGTTGGAATCGGGAACTTACGATCACTAGAGGCAACAGGGTAATCCGTCATTTAGGATGGATTAAATGACCAGCACTGCAATTGATTGCCGGGGCCGTGAGAACCGGCAACGGAACCGCCAGAATGCGCCGATTCCTTCTCGCCCTCACCGTTCTCAGCTTTTCCGCTTGGTCGCAACCTGCACAGCAACCGGCCCAATCACCGATTGTCGTACAAGTGCAGATGCAGTATTGTTCGCAGCGTTCGTGATTTAACTCTCTACCTTGACTGGAGCAACAATGCAAATCAATGAAATTGCAATTCACGTAGACGGCATCACTCAGCCCTATAAGACAGTTGGCGAGATTACCGCAAAGGTGTCCAAAGCATCATTGCTCTCGAAATCTCCTACCATCGAAGACGTAAACTTCAAGTTACAGGAGCAAGCCTCTAAACTTGGAGCAAACGCTGTTCTGAATGTGAAGTACAGCCGAGGCATGTCGCTAATCTCCTACGAAGTGTTGAAGGCAGTGGGCACCGCTGTCATTGTAGAGTCGGACGAAGTAGAGTGTCCGCACTGTGCCGAGACGATAAAACGAGCAGCAAAGAAGTGCAAGCATTGTGGTTCCGATTTGACCTGAAGAGCGTAGAAAGATCCGGGCAGCGTGTAGCGTCCCGGTTTCTCGTACCAAGCAGTAGGGTGTGATAGTGACCGCTGCCGTCAGTATTGTGACGGGGGTCATTGTGTGGTGGCTGGCAAGGCTGTAGCTCAAAGCCGCAACTGCCGCTCTAGCTCCGCTATCTCTTTTGCCAAATACGCCATACGTTCGTCACATTTGACGAGATTCCGGCACTGAACATAAATTCTGCCAAAGGCGGCTGCTATAAACAGAGGAACGACAGACAAAGCTGTTATGACGACTAAGACCCATTCCTCTGGAGCACCAAGATAGTAATCCTTCATTATCAAAGAGATAACCAAAAATGTGAAAACAAAAGCAAGAGTAGGGAGAGCCATCTTGCCAATTTCAAGAATAGCGTAGAGAAGTAATTCATAAGCACTATTCCGCCGTTTGGTAAGTGCTAAAACCTCATTTTGACACGCCATCAATCTAGACTGTTTCCATGCCCTTTGTACCTTGCTAGGCGGAACCGTAAAAACAATCCAAAGGACTCTGCGTATCTCGGTTGAATACACAGAAATGAGACCAGCAAAGAAAAAGAGGACATACGTTAGAAGCATCTCAGGTTTCGTGGCCCATTGCGGGAGCATAATGCCTTGTTGTACTCCGTTCCGATGTCGTTTCCGATGTCGTTTGCAAGGGTGTGGACCTGGACGCTACACCAACGGGATGCCATCGTCCTGAAGGGCAGCCACGCCCCTGCAAACGCCAACAGACCGGCTTCTACTTCGATCCCCAAATCTCGTTTGCTTTGGCGTTCACCGCTTCCCTAATTTCATCGGTTACCGTTTCGTTGCGCTTTTTCGCCAATGCCTCAACTCGTTCCATGGCGGCTGTGATAGCGGCTGGCTTCTTTTTGTTTTCCCTTTTGAATTCGTTGAGCAATCTGGTGGCGGTTGTGCTGGTGATTGCAAGCAGAGACCTCGGACCTCTTTTTCCGCCACGACCACCAGCACGCTTTCTGGTTGTGGTTTCGGTTGGCTCTGGATTCGTTGCGGATTGGTATTGCGCCATCAAAGCCTGAACCGCCGCATCTTTATCTTTCACTTCTTCGGCGAGCGGATTCAATTTTGCTTGAGCATCTTCCAGTTTTTTGTGCGATGCTTCGGCTTCGGACAATGCCTTTTGCAGTTGTCCAAGCACTTCAGAAATCATAGATGGAAAAACTGTTGTTGTTGACATGCCCGAATTTTACAACATCAACATCGGCATGTCAAGCGATGTCATCAGTGAAGTCGAACGGGGTGTATCGGCTCAAGGAGTGGACCCACCAAGCCGAATAAAGAAAGCAGGCAGAACACCACGACAACCACAACGACAATGTTCAAAATTGTTTTGATTGCTTTCTGCATCGGAATATAGGTGTTCACAGCCCACAGACCGACGCCAACGAGAACAAGAACGAGAATCAAGTATAATAGGGACATGTGAGTATTTACTTCAAAAAATGCAATACAATTGAAACCACACTGGCAAGCGCAGCCAATGCCGAAAAAGCATATGCCCACATGACCGAACTTTGTTTCGCCATTCCTTGAGCGTTTGCACGATCTTCTCTGAGCACTCTGAGATCGGCTTCAACCGCCTTCATGTACAAATCGTGTTCAGGACGGGTGAAGAAAGTTCCCGCTTGATCTTTCAGAGCGTTGCGAAATTCGTTCATCGTTTCGAGTCTTTTTTCGATCACTTCGGCTTTTAGGTTAGTAGATTGTTGAATAGACTCGGTATTTTCGTTGAATCTCTTTTCCAACTCGGAAATCGCTAGAGTCAGTACTCGATCCAAATCAGAGATTGCTTTGTCCACACCATTGATTCTTGTATTCAGTACAGTCTCAATACGATGCGGACACTCATCGATAAACTGGCAGTCTACTGCCTTAAGTTGAGCGCATTTCGAACATTGTTTTATAGCAGCCATACATGTATTTATTTAAGACCATGCGTACAGCATTCCTTGTTTGAAATACAAAGTTCTTGCGCCACACACAATGCCGATAGCATCCTGCCCATAATACCCACCGCTGATTGCATAGCTTGTTGCGACGACTGCGCCGGTCTTCAAAGAAGCACAATTTATCGCATAGCTTGGGCAATACACTCCGTAGCCAGCGTAAGAACCTGTGATATTTACTGCCCCACAAGTTACCACGCCAGTCGATTGGAATCCACCTGTAGTGTAGAAGCCACCCCCGGACACAGAACTGGTGTAACCACCGCCTGTAACAGCTATCCCAAGGCTACCGGATGAAATTGAAACCGTTCCGTTTCCAGTCGCAATACTTAATGATCCACCCGAGATTGATGCGCCCGTGATGATAGGTGAGTTGATGCTGATTGTCGCATTGATTGTGCCAGCGGTCAGTTTGTCTGCCGATAAGTTGGCAATATTCGCATCCGTGATAGTTGCAGACGCTATCTTAACTCCTGTCACAGTACCATCAGCCAACTTGATTCCTGTAATTGATCCAGTTGCAATGACTGTAGCGTTTAAAGTTCCTGTTGTTATCTTGGTTGCGGACAGACTTCCAATGTTTGCATCTGTGATTGTGGCGCTGGCGATCTTGACTCCGGTTACAGTTCCATCCTGTAACTTGGGACCTGTTATTGATCCAACAGCAAGGAGATTTGCGTTCAGTGTACCGGCGTTAATCAAGTCAGCATTCAGAGAAGCGATCTTGGCTGACTGAATGGTGGCGTTGGCAATCGAAGCGTTAGTGATTGTGCCGTTGACTATGTTTGCATCCGTTATGGTCGCCGTGGCAATTTTTGCGCCTGTGATTGTCGCCGTGCCGATATCCGCCGTCTGTATCGCACCTGTAGCAAAGATGGCATTCTGAGCGGTCACAGTGCCAGCCTGAATATTTGTGCCAACAATGACGCCAGCGGCAATCTTACCAGCGACCACCGAATTAGTCGCAAGACTCACGGCAGTAACCGAACCGGCTTGCAATTTCGGAGTCGATATGGCGTTATCTGAAATGGCTGTAGTGGTCACAGCACCAGCCGCCAGAATGCTCGGACCAACAGCACCCACTGCCAATGCCGCATTAGTCACTGCTTGTGCGGCGATATTGAGTGCTTGTACAGCACCGACGCCTAATTCGGCTGTACCAATCGAACCGGCTGGTGGCGGCACTGCTGGCTGTAGCACCGGCCCAGTTGCGATCCTTGCAAGTTCACGAATTCGCTGTGCCAATGTGCCTTGATAATTTCCCGCTGTGACTGAGTAGACTGTCCAACTCGGTGTCTTCTGAACCATCTTGACTGTCTGAACTACGAAAGAGTCATGTACATTCGCTCCGTCAGAGTCAATTCTCACAAGCATTCCAACATCTAATCCATCAGTGTCGTGATCGAATGTAATCGTTTCGAGCACACCACGGCTTTCAAGTTCTATCTGAGCATCCAAGTCCAGCGCTGCTTGGTTGTCAATATTTCGATTTACTACGATAGCCGAAATTACTCTTCCCAATGCGGCTTGACTTACAAGATCATTCACCGTTGACCTTAATTCCACATCATTGTCGAAGGCACCAAGCACAGTCACACGATTTGCGAATTGACTTGAAGTGGTCTGGACTGAAGATATCCTCCATGGATAAACTGGCGATGCTACGGATGCTTGACCGGTAAGCGTTTTATACTGCGTCTTTGTGACCGAACCTTTTCCAGCGAGTGTCTTGAGCGTCGTGTTGCGAACTGATGATTTTCCTGTCTGTACTTGACTTGTATGTCCAGATACTCTTGAACGACCGTCTGCGCTTTGTGTAGATGTGTTTCTAACCGATGATTTTCCTGCAAGGGTTTGGTCTGTAGTTGCCGTCAGTTTCGACACACAGGTAAGTGTCTGATAAGTGCTGTTGGTTATTTTGGCAACACCAGTCAAACTCTGCGGCACTCGTTGAAGAATTCGACTTACAGAAAGTTGAGTTTGGAAACTGGTCTCATAGATGCGTGCTTGGCCGTTAAGGGTTTGCAACACTTCATAGGCGATGCAACCTTTTCCAGATAAGGTCTGAAGTGCCGATTGTTTGACAGACGCTTTTCCAGGAAAGGTTTGATAGGTGGTGTTGTAAATGTTCGACCGACCATCAAGAGTTTTGAAAACATGCGGAAGTTGAATGTTGGCTTTGCCATCCAAATGCTGAACTACATTTGCACTGGTGATTCTGGATTTACCAGTTGCCGTCTGAATGACTCCGGCATTCGTAATTCTGGATTTGCCAGTTGCCGTTTGGGTGACATTGGCAATCGTGATTCTTGATTTACCGGTTGCGGTCTGAAGGGTAGTCGCCCGGATGTTGGCTTTGCCGGTTTCGGTTTGGGTTACACCAGCATTGGTGATTCTCGATTTTCCAGTTGCCGTTTGAATGACATTTGGCTGTGTGATTCTAGATTTTCCAGTTGCGGTTTGGAGCGTAGTCTGACCGCTATGCTGCCCACCAAGCTCTAATTCTCCGTAACTGGATTGTCCAAATACCACCGATTCTCACCGCCTACTGTTTAGCTTCTAATACCTTGATTTCTTGTGTCAAGACTTCAACTTGTTGAGACAATTCCTTCACGGCGTTAATCAGGATGAAAGGCAGAGCATGACAACTCAAGTTAAGAATGTCCGTCTCTTCGGTGTCATCAGGTGAAAGTTTAGCTTTGTGAGAACCGATTGCGTAAGGAATATGTGGCTGTGCATCTTGAGCGATCAAACCAATTCCACTAACTCCGGTTGGCATGTTGCCTTTGCCGTTGTAGTCATAAGTGATCGGATCTAATGCTTTGACAACTTTCAATCCATCGGTAAACGGTTTGATATTTGTTTTGAGTCTTGTGTCAGATACAATAGTCCAGGTAGAAGATGTTGGTTTAGCGGCTGAGTCAGTAGATAGTTCTAGCTGGTGAGTTGGCGTCATGCCGATGCCAACTTTACCGGTTGACAACATCGTCATCACAGAGGTCGTCGGCGTGCCACCTGCTGTTGTAGAAGCAAGAAATTGAAGATCACCAGAACCGCCAACTGCATTTTGAATCAACCAATTATAACTACTGCCGTTCGTAACATTAAACCAAAGACTTGCACGGTCTAAGCTGGTAATTGCGACACCATCAATGCTCGCTGTCGATGTTACACAAAGCTTGTTACCCGGAGATGCCGCCGCTCCAATGTTGACATTACCGTTTTGGTCAATTCTCATTCGCTCGGTGCTTGTGGTCGTTCCGTTTGCGGTTGTTCCAACCATTAAAAATCCGCCCGTCGCCGATGCTGTATGTTGCTGTGATGCGTAGCCTCTGACAAACGCACTTAGCCCCCACGCCAAGTTTCTAAACTCGATTGTTCCGAGTGTGTTATTCGCTGCTGGATAAGTGTTGTTGTTTCCGCTCAACATGTATACAGCACTACCGCCCTGAGTTTGGGTATTTTGCGTATATACCGCTATGGAACCAGCAGTACTTGCGTCAGGCTGGATGTTTAAACCAGCACTCGCACCAGAAATTGTTGCCAGCCCACTATTAGGCAAAAAGTTAGCTGCCAAGTCTGTATTCATGACTTTGGCAGTCAGTCCAGCAATCATCTTGTATGTCTTGCCAGCAGTATTCTTTGTGGATGCGGAAGTGCTTTCTTGCGCTCTGGTCACTGTCAATGTGTCTGTTGACACAATAGTGACTCGGACAATCTCTACATTCGGATCGTCAGACGGGTCTGCATAGTCAGATGAGTTCCACCAGACCACATTGAAAGGTGCGGTAGGAAGTTTAGCTCCGTGCCCTGTGGACAGAACGATTGATGTTGCAGCAGCATCATATAAAGTTGATACTGTTGCTTTTGCGAAATTCTTTGTGCTATCTAATGACATATTACCTCACTGCTATTGTGTATTTGACATTCTTGCCGCCTTCCGTGGTGACTTGCCAACCGATATGAAACTCCATGTCACTTGACTGTGTGCCATCCATATGTCTGTGTTGTTAGACACGACGAAAGTAAATGAGTCTATATTCTGGATTGTTGTCAAGTTCGACGGAAGGATTTTGAACTGTGAATGGTTGACTACCATTCATTGTGAAAGTGCCATCAGTCAAATCAACTGACACTGTAGAAGTGTCGCCTGCGTCTGTCACACAGTTCCGAAGGCTGAAACGCTTGACTTCGCCGATGCGCTGAATCACATCATAGAAAGCGTTTCTACCTTCGGTCGTATTTGACTTGTCTTCTGGTGTCTCTTGAATTACAGAGCCATCAGTCATTGTTGCTTCAAAAAGAAATTTATGCATGGTATTGCCTTATAAAAGTTTCAATATTGAAACTAGTTTGAATCGTAACGCAGCGTTTGAGTAATCACAGGTGTGTCGCCGCTGGCTGCACCCGAGGTCGTTTGCAACTGCGAACAGAAGTACTGCGAATAACCCTCAGCACTCAGTGTTGCACTTGGCGATGCGCCTTCAGGACCAGTCGTCTTGAAATTGACTGCGATGCCAGAACCGATAGCGATTGTGCTAGAGAAGTCAGTGCCAGTTAGTGTCGATGTGGATGGCGTCGAGTATGTGGATGTAACAGACCCCTGGAGAGTGAGTCCAGTCCCCATCGGGCTAGTGCCTGCGGTATGAAGTGACCAAATGCCGTTCAGAATTTGATTGAACGACCCACTAAAGTGAGCATACTGGTACTTCTTCATTGAGTTATTGCCAGCCGTAATAGGTGCAGCCGAATAAAGTGTACCGGCATTGTCACTGTTATCATCTATGCTCTTCCAGTTGCACGATTGGGGGAAGTTAGTATCGGCTCCGAAGCCGCTGCGTGTGGTGCCGTGAAGTGGAGACCCTGTTTGTGCGCCATTATCTTCGCACCAATGAAATGTTTCTGCCATGTTATATTTCCTCTTATGTTTGTTCTTGTGGTATTTCCTTTCTCTGCTCGGATGTATCCGGGCTTGTTACTGTTAGTTCGCTGAAATCCGAACTGAATTGGAGTTGTTCTCTACCAGTGACGATCAAGTTTTGTTGGCTGGCTAACATCTGGGCGCAACCGTTAAACGCACCTTGAATTCTCAAGAGATTGTCTTGGCTGGTTTTGAATTCGGCTTGAAGACCATTGATTGTCTTCTGTTCTTGTTCTGATAACTTGTACGTCATATTTATCGTCTATCCAATGTTTGGGTGGTCTCCAAATGCGAAAGGTGCGACAATGCTGCCTGAAGGATAATAGACCAGCGCTTTATCACAAGATATGAACCAATCCGCACCTGACAAAGCCGCTATCTGTTTCACAAATTCTACTAATGTTTGATCCTTGGCTGTGTAATCAATCGATGTTAAGAGTTGCGATACGGTTGCCGATGTTGTCGTTACCTCTGGTAGCACGCTGGTGAATGCGTCTTGAATGATTGCTCTGTCAGTCATCCCAACCCACGCACGATTTATCGAAACATTTTGCAAGAGAAATTCTAAGCCAATACAGCCGATTGTCCACACAGCCAATTTGATGGACTTCTGGTCGATTGTAAGTGATGTAATGAAACCACGAAATATCTTTGTGCCTGTAATACTGTTCGTGATAATCACTTCCTGTTCTGTCGTAGGAAATGTGCTTGGTGCAAGTGGATCAAGCGCCAAGTCAAACGAGCACTGAGAACTCCGCCCATTCAAATCCTTTGTGATGGAAATTGAAGACAAGATCGCTTGTACCGGAGTTCCGTCTATAGTGATGGTCATTTCCATGTTATGTCGCCTGTTTGATCGCTGACTCTATAGTCGTTTCCACTGCCGCCGCAATTGCCGCCCCGTCTAAAGTTACAGCGACATTCACGATTGGGTTGTTGGCTGCTATTGCTGCACTGACATTGGCAAAGCCATTCGTAATTCCGCTGGTGATGTTAATCAGGGAACTGTTTATGCAACTTGCTGGATTCGAAAGGTCTCCTTCAACCAATTGAATCCACGAATACAAATCGTTACTATGGTTGCTGATGTTCTCGCTGAATGACTTTATGGCGTCAAGATTTCTCGGAGTGATACCAAACTGTAAATCATCACCCATTATAAAGAGTTGACCCAACACGCCTTGATCTGCACGCCCGCCGAGGTACAACTGTGTGTATCTTGTGTTCTCTTCGATGGATGCCAGTTTGCCTAACTCTTCGAAACCTTGAATGGCTGTAATCACATTTGCAATCGCACTAATAGCACCCGTGATGACATTTACAATGCCCATGACACTTGACACGGCAGATCCAGCGGCACTTGCTGCCGAACCACCAGCACTAGCAGCGCCACCAGCGCCACTCGTTGCGGTACTACCAGTCAGACTGCCTAAGTTCGTTGTGCAACTTGTTCCGATGTCCTTTGTCAGACCTAAGACCGACCCAAGACTCGAAATCAAGTTCGTAAGTTGACCGGCTATGAGTCTTGCTATCGCATCTTCAAACGGCTTGACCAAAGATTCCAGAACAGCAACGCCGATATCTTGAAGACCCTTTTCCATGATGCTGACGAATGACCCGTCACCAGTCACCAGCGCTTTTATCATATCATCGCAGGTTCCTTTAACAGTCGTATCAATCTTGTTGTACAGGTCAGACCATTGCGTCAAATGTTCAGCCGAGAAGTCCTTCATGTTTTGCGACATATTGGCGTAACTGATTTGATCGGCTGCTGACATTGCGGTGCCGTTCGCTTGGTCCAATGCCAACTGTTTGCCGTAATAGGCAACCCATGCAGCCTCTAACTGATTGGTTGTGGCTGTGCCGGATGATGCGATAGTGTCAAACGCTTTCTTAGCGGCATCGGCTTGATTCTGAAATGATGTTGTCGATGTAGTACCCAAGACATTGTAGGCAAGTTGTAATAAACCAGATGCCGTAGCAGCGCTACCAACCGTAGTTGTCATCAAGAGAATTGCATCTTTCGACAGACCGAAATTCTTCGTGGCGGCATCCATCGCAGTATTCAATAAGTCTGTCGATGCTTTATAGGCATCTTGCGCTACTTTGGAATTCTCCAACGCTGTTGCTGAGTCTGTTTCATTGACAACACCTTGCTTGGTCAATTCGTTTTCCGCAGCCAAGGTTGCTTGTAATGCCGATGCTTTGTCTGCTTGATCTTGTCTGAGAACTTGAATGTTGGTTAGTGATGTTGCAAGATCATCTTCAGTTCCAATGACAGTCTTATTGTAAGCGTCGAGTAATTTCGTGCTGTTCAATTCGTCAGTGATTACTTTGATGTAGTCAGTATGAATGTCGTTCTGGTCTGCAATGGCTTTGTAAGTGATCGCAAGCGTGGCGTTATAGAGATCGGTTCCGGCTTTATCCGCTAACTTTGATTCAGTAAGAGTCTTTTCACTGTCAGTCAATAATAGGTTGGCGTCTTTCGCCGCTAACTTGGCATCGGTTACGGCTTTCTCCAATGCAGTCAGTTGCGTCGATGTGGCATTACCACTGACCCTTGCAGCATCCAAGTTTGCTTCGGCTAAGACTAGATTGTCATCACACTGCTTTAGTAAAGTCCGGGCAGCATTTACATCTTCTTCGGCGTTCACAAGGGATTCAATCGCAGGAATGTAAAGCGCCTTGATATCCGCTGCGTGTTGTGCATCGGCTTGAGTGAGGTCTTCAAGTGCGGTTTTCTCCAATGCTAATACGGCTGTTCTTTCGGCTGTCGCTACTTTTGCTGCTGCTGCTGCGTCTGCGCCTGCCTTGGCTGCATCGTTCGCACTCGCCTGTCTCTCTGCGTTCAGCGCCAGTTGAAAGGCTTGTAGGGCAAGTGCGGCTGTGGAATCCTTTATTGAGTTTTGGTATTGCGTCCACGCAGCCGTGCCCTGCATGTAGTCTGCCATCGCTTGTCCAGCAGCGTACCAACGATCCAACGAAAATATTCCACCATTCAAGACGGTCTGAAGCGCATTTGAACTGACAATTATCATGTTCAAACTTGCGACAATATCACCGCCATATTTCACAGCGGCATTTCCTGCTGGCGCAAGCCATGTTGTTAATTGGTTTCCAAGTGTCGATAAATTTTTGGACAGAGTATCCGTCTCTGAATACATATTTTTGATTGAGTCTGTCGAACTATCAATACTCTTAGTCAAAGTTTCAACGGTGATCTTTCCATCTTGAATGAGTTGGAACATGACCGGTCCCTTGCGGGCACCAAAGTCTTCAACGGCTAAATTGAATCCTTCTTGACTTGTACTTGCATGTTCAATTGCATAGACCATCGCAGGCAAAGTAACTGTAGATAAATCCTGGCCGCTAGCATTGGCTTGTACCATTGCACGAGACATGGATTGAAAGATTGCACTGGCATCAATTCCAGCGGCGGATAGAGTACCAACTTGGCTTGCTGCTTCTCCCCAATCTTCTCCAGACATTCTGGCAAGGTTGCCGATATCTGCCATGCTTGTACCCAAGGTAGTAAGACTTACATGCGTCTGCTGAGAAATGACATTCAATTGGTCAAGTGATGTACCTTGATCGCCGGTCGCAATGTTCCAATTCAAAAACGCTTTTGATACAGCATCAGTATTGGCAACCAAGTTAGTTCCAGTAGCAACGCTATACTCAGCCAGTTGTTTCGTCAGAGCGGTTAAGTCGTTACCGGTAAGGTTCAAGCGGTCGGAAAGAATACTGATAGCATCTGCTGCATCTTTGGCACCGACAGGAATACTTGTAAAAATATCAGAGAATGTTGATTTGAGTCCTTCTAATTTGTCGCCTGATGCACCGGTCTGTGAAATGAGCACATTGAAGGCATCCTCGATTGTAATTGCGCTTGACACCGCCGCCACAGCAAGACCACCTACAGTCGTGATGGCTCCAGCAACGATTGGGTTTAGGTCACCAACCATCTTCATCAGTGATTGACCAAGACCCGCCAGCGAGTTTTGAAAATCTGTGGTATCGCCGCCAATTTTCACTAAGAGATCTGAAGCCATTATTTTTTACCTTGTTTCATTCTTGTTCTTGTCTTGATACAAACCCAAAAGTCATCCAACATTTCGGTTGTGTGGTCCTGCTCGGAAGTTTCAATATTGAAACTTTCTTGTTCTCGATGCATCCTGAAGAAGTCACTCGGCTGGTAAGGTTCTGGTTTCTGGTCTGGGTCTCTTTTCAGATTGCATAGAGTCGAACAGATCAAACCAAAGCGCTGGTTATCGATGTCTAATTCATCCAAGTAATGCTCTGTCAGCGCTTCAAGTTCCAGCGGCGTAGTATCATCAATTTCTTCGTAAGACAAATGCAACCGCTGGCTGCAAAATGCCTTTAATTTACTCCAGCAGATGCGTCCGTCTTCAGTGGTAAAGCCTTTACTTTTTTTTCCTGTGTTTGTACCGTCTTACTGAAGAAATTATTCAATGTCGCAGTCAAACTCTTGATTACTGCTGGTAGGTCGTTGCATTCATCCAAAATCGCATCCACATCTTCTAAAGCGATCTCAGGATGATTTGTTCGCAAGCCCGCCCAGAATACAACCTTCATCGTATTGAACGATAACTTTGAGAGCGACAAGAATACATCTAAGAATGGTTTGCTGGTTGTGTCCTCGATTAGACATAGTGATGCGAAACCGTATCTCAAGAGATACTGCTTGGTGCCAACTTTGATAGGCACATCTTTTTTATCAGTCATATTGTTTCCCGCCGCCAGGACGGTATGAGTCGGTTTTGTGCCATCGCTGTGTTGACTCACACCGTCCACGACGAACAGATTTAGGTAATCGTCATTTCGCCATTGACAAGAATGTCTACTTTGGCTTTAAGAATCCCGAGAACTGGAGTGTCCCAACTAAAGGAACTTACATACCCGTTGAAGGTTGCGGTTTCGCCTGAGTTAACCTGAACCATCACGAATGCAGCCGATGCGCCACTAATGTTAAGAGACCGTAGCAAAGCGTGCTGAGTATTGCCCTTGTCATACGGAGACAGAATTAGACTCACCTTTCCGTTATCGGCAATTGTTGTTTGTGCCATTTTTACTGGTGTGGCTGCGTCGTGGTTCGTTATGTCTTCTGTTGCAAAGACTCTACCTGACCAAGAAATTGATGTGACACCGGTAACTGCTACGGTGTTGACTTTGAATACTGTATTTTTTGCAAGTGCCATGATTGTTTTCCTCTGTGTTCCTGTTGAATTCCTTCCTTTCTATGCTGAGTGATTGACTGAAAAAGTGGTCGTTGTTGGCGCTACGAAGGTCACCACAGCGACATTGCCGCCGAAGTCAAGGATTGACCCACCATTCAATCCAAGCGTTCCTACAGTCATCGTGCCTGCTTCTGATGCATCGCCACTTCCGATTACATGACTGAATTTCAAGACATTCGTGTCGGTGCCTGATGCGTAGTTGGCATAAACCGTTCCTGATGTCAGAGCGACCGCAATTTTTGGTACGCCAGTGACATTTACAATTTCATCGAAGGTCGCTGTGAGTTCCAAGGTTTCACCCGTGGTGTAATTTGGTGCATTGGCGTCGGTGACTACCACTGACAAAAGATTTGCTGCGTCATCAAGCAAAGCACCGTTGACTAAGATGTCAACTTTTCCTTTAAGCAAACCAAGCACTGGCGTATCGTATGAGAACGAACTTACATAACCGGAGAACTGGAAACTACCCATTTGATCGCCAGGATAAGTGACTTTGAAGTTGTTTGCTGCGCCTGAAAGACTCAAAGTTCGTAAGGCTGCATGATACTGATCCCCACGAACATAAGGACTAATAATCAGACTAACTTTTCCTTCATCTCTGATTGTTGTCGCCGTGTTCTTGACTGGTACTGCGTTGTCATGACTCGAAACATCTTCAGTCGCCCATGTAGTTCCAGACAGCGTGAATGATGTTACATTGATGATTTGATTGAATGACTCTGGCGGTCCATCACCGGCACCGAGTGAAACTTTTACGCCCTTCGCTAGCATCGTTTATACCCCGCAAACCGTTACTACTGTGTTCCATTTGGTATTTATGATTGGCTTGAAGTGTGATTGACAGGCACCAGAAGTGTGAGATAATAGAAGTATTGGGAGTTAGTCGTAATGCCAAGAGAAACCACAAAAACCTATGACAACCTGTGTGTCAAATGTGGAAACACAATGCGGTATGTGAGTAATAATCAATGTGTTTACTGCAAACTTAAAGGGAATCCACGAAGACAAAAAGCAGAAACCTTTGAAGGAAAAGTGTGTCGAAAGTGTGGCGGAACTACAAGATATATGAGCAGCAAACGGTGTGTTTATTGTCTTTCACAAATTGTCACCAACTGGGTAACCAACAATCCAGAAAGGGCGCAAGCCAGATATAAACCCCAAAGAGCAATAGAACAATACCGCCAACGAACCTATGGAATTACACAGCAGGAGTCTGACCATATGTTCTTTTGTCAGCGTGGTATCTGTGCAATCTGTGATGAACCACTAACAAAGCCGCATGTTGACCATAATCATGTAACTGGAAAGGTTCGTGGATTGCTTTGTGGACCTTGTAATCATGGCATCGGTTCATTAAAAGACAACACAACCATACTTCGCAATGCCATTACATATCTTGAAACCAGTGGTTAAATGATCGGCTCTATCCGGCATTCGATGCGTAAGGCGGCACACCGTAGCAGCCTGTCTGGATTGGAATTATCATCGTAGAAATCGCAACTCTTAAACCAAGTGTTGCCGTGATAATTCGTCGTGGTAACTTCGGTGTGTTGCAGAACGGTTTGAATCTGGCTGGCGATGTTTAGGGCTTCCGGTGAGTAGTCGGAAAAGACATTCACGATTAGGTTGATCGCCTTCGCAGTCGGCACGAACGCATAATCCATCGGCTCCGTCTCAATGTTCAAGGTGTCGGTAAACGAAACTCTGACATACGGTACAAAAGCATTCTGTTTGACTTCGTTATACACAGCAACAGTGCGACTATTGCCGGTATTAGGATTCAACCCAGTTATGTTTGCGGCTTTCAACGCCGAAACCACCCATCCCAATATTTCGAGTTCTGCGATCATATTATCCCTGTCTGTCTTCTGGTACTTCTTTCTTCAATGCTTGCTGAAATTCAGCCGGGAAATCGTTCATGTGTCGTTCCTGGGCTTGATATAGAAATGGCCTAGCAGTCATCTTCACCGTGCCGAAGTGGACCATTCCGCCGTAATAAGGATCTTTCATACCAGTTGTCGGCACCTTGACCCAACCCATATGCTTCTCTTTGTTCACCCATCCGAAGATACTGTCTCGCATCAAGCCGGAATGAAAACCATACTTATCGACATGCGCCTTTTGAATTTCTCCAGTACCAACCGGACAAAGTTCCTTGGCAGTCGCCACAATCTTTGTGACTTCAGCAGAGATCGAGTCATCCAAAGCATTGTTGACATACTGCTTTGCCAAGTCACAAAAGGTATCAAGCGTTCCTTTGATATCGACACTCATACAATTACACTCCTGCCTTCCATCGGCTCGGCATTGCGTTTCAGAATGCGACCAGCGCCACTGATGTGTTGAACTTTATATGTCGGTGCGACCAATGGCGCAATAACTTCTTTGCATGTGATGATTAACTCAATGTGTCTTTCAAGTACATCATCAACGCCCGAAATGTTGAAGATGCGACCATCGAATATGATTCGCTGTGTGCTGTTGACATCCGGCAAATATCTTGTGTTGACTGTGTAGGTCATTTGCGACTGAACTTCAGCGCCTACTACAGTTTCGGTTGCCGGATTCGCTTTGATCTCGGCTGGAATATCCTGATACAGTTTCTCCCATGACTGAATGGGATTTCCATAACCATCGTCAGTGTCACCACAGCGGTACTCAATGTCGATAATGTGTCTCAGCTTACCTGCACGCATGTTATTTGAATCTCTTGATTTGGGTGAGCGCCTTTATGCGATCATAGGCAAGCGGAATAGTTCTCACAAGTGTTTCCGAAGTGCCCTCACGATTTTCGAACCAAGTACTAACCAAGATCTGGATTGCTTGTTTGTACAACTTTGGAATCACATCAGCGGTTGCGTAACCAGCCGTAAAGTTCACAACGATATCAGTTGCGGGTTTGATTGATGGCAACGCCACAGCCGGATTGAGCATGATTTCTGGCGGGTCAGCCCAATATTTGACTGTGTAATTACTCGAAGCAAAGGTCTGTGTTGCGTCGTTCAGATCGGTGTAAGTGATGACAACCGGATAATTCCTGTTCACTGGTTGAATCGGAATGTGAAATTTTGGATAATAAGGAGTCCAATGGACATGAGTGTTAAGTGGCACATAAAGCTGCTCGTAGTAAAAATGATAGAAACCATTTTCCAGATGTAAGTCGTAGTTCTGACCAACTAACTTGACATTGAAATCCGTCTCGACTTGTTGTGTTGCTGCCGGTTCCAGTATGTCAATGATGTATGAGTCATCGGCTGATTGCGACACACGCATGTGTTTCTTGAGATCAGCCAAACTTACAGCATTGTCGAAAAGCGGATCGCCTATTGGATCTAAATTGAAACTCATCTTGTCACCGCCTTTCTTCCCTTGCGTTTAATCACAGCCGTCTTCATTGGTTCATCAACCACCTTGACAATTCCTTTGATAAGGCACAATTGAAGTGATACCGAAAAGGTATCAACCACAATTCTTGTTCCGGCTTTGTTGTCCATGTAATCTTGCGTGAATTCGATTAGCATCTTAGGCTCCTGCAATATTGGTTGTGCCAGTCAAGGTCTTTGTGGTTCTGACGGTTATTCTTGTCTTTCCAGTTTGCGTTTTGAGCACACCCGTCTTTTCGTTTACCGTGAAATTGGCGATACCTGTGATGGCCGGTAGAACATCTCTTACTGAAAGGTGCCCAACATCAGAACCAAAGATGGTGTTGTCAATGTGAGTAACTGACATGTAGCCAGCGCTTGCCCCATCTGTAGCCTTGAAAGTATATTCAAAGACCGCATATAATGTGCCAGAGCCAGTCTTAACAGCGCTGACAGTCTGATTACCACGGTATCGAGCGTAGATGTCGCCGGAATCTAATGAGAATTTGATGTAACTGTGTGCCGACTCGACATAAATGACTTGATCGAAGGTTGCCTTAACCCGCAGCGTGTCGCCAGTTACATAGATTCCGCTATGGGCGTCAACCATGGTCAAAGCGGTCACATTCGGCGCTGTAGAGACATCAGATGGCTCTTTGCGGAGAGTTAAGGTAATATCGTATGACTGACCAGTAGTAAAGCCTGTGGTAGACGCCAAAAGGTTTCCTGTAGCATTGTCATAAGCAAAGTTAACAACACCTGATACAGCGGAATTGTATTTGGTACTGACAATGGAAGATTTTGGAGCGGTTACTCCTGGTCGAATGTATTTGAGTGCTGAAGCAGTATGAACTACTGCATTGGTTTGCTGTGTATCGGTAAAAGACGCCGTGAGATGATAAACCACGAACCACGGGGTGTCCGACGCACAGGAAACGGAAGTTGTAGGGGCTGGCATTCTGGGTGTTTCCTCAGATGGTATTTATGTAAACGCTTGGCTATCCCAAGATGGATCGAGCAATTCGAGATCGATGTCTTCTTCTTTGAGATTGAAATGTTCCAAGACCGCATCTACAGCAGCATTGCTCAGATGCTCTTTACCGCCAGTGCTGATTGCTTCGATAGTGAGTCTGACTCGACCGGTTCCTTTCATCTTGAATGCGGCTGCACGACCTCTTTCAACTAAGTCGAACTGCGAGCCGGTTAACGGTATTGAATTTTGAACATGAAGCTCATTGTGGGATAAGCCCGACTTCATCGTTCCAAAGTACAACTTATTGCGGTAGTAAGACCATTTGATTCCTGCTTCATGAACTAACCAAGTTGGCATAAGTGATTACCTAAAAAAAGAGCAACCTCGATTAGAAGTTGCTCTCTCTCTTTTTCGATGTTACTTTGCGTTTACGCCGTGCCTAATGTCAAGATGCGACCAGCATCAGGAATCAAGAACTTTCCGTCTGTTCGGAAACCTGACATGAAGCCGACCTGATAGGTCCCTGCGTACAATTCGTTGAGCCTCAAAATCGACATCTGTTTGATGCGGTCAACAATCTGGTAATATTTCATTGCGGCCATCACAAGCACCTTCGCTGATGCGTCATAGGTAATCGGCATCGCAGCGCTGGAGAAGAATGGCTTTCCAAACAATTTGTCCGGTTCGCCAGGAACCAATGAGTAACTGAACGGCACGATAGGAGCAGTCAAAGACTGAGCCATCGCAGCAATGTTCCCTATGGTGACATCGTTTGCAATCGTGGCGAATGACTTGTCTGACCGATATTGAGAAGGAACAGCAAAATAATTTGCCATCAATTCAGCAGCCGTGAACTTAGTATTGGACGCTACAACTTTAGTTGTCGCACCAAGTAACAAACCTGTTGGCTGTGTAGTACCGGCACCGGCTACATAGGCGTCATCTGAAACCTGAGCCAATGTGTCAACAAAACGCTCTGTGATAAACGCTTGGATGTCAACGGCAGAGTCATCAAGCAATGCAGTGGAAATCTTAGTTCCAACTGTCAGCCTGAATGCCAACGCATTGAACACGCTCATAGTCGGATCGGTATCACTGCCACCACCAAATGCGGAAACTTCAGTTCCCCATGTTGATGTCACTGTGCTGGAAATTGGAATGTTGGTGTTGCTTCCTGTTGCAAGGACGCTCGCACCGGCTTTACGCATCACACTTCCACGGTTCAAGGCAAGTACAACTGATGTAGTTACATCTGTCGGAATTGTCACGCCGCCATCAGCCTGAGTTCCGAGATTTAGGTCTCTGTACTGAGTCAGATCGCCGGTTCTCAAATAATGATTTACCGCACGCTTGTATTCTGGTGTCAGTGTCTTGTCACTCGGATCAACAATCGCCGAACGACCCTTAGTCGGATCTACCTTTGCGCCACGGCTTTCGCCAAGTTCTTTTGCTAATTCGTCAGTAGCTTCGATTCGTTCATACCGTTCCTTCAATGCGATTGCATCTGTCCGCATTTTCTCGAAATTCACTTTTTCTGTTGGGTCAAGGTCTCTCTTTTCGGATTCGGATTTCGTATTCAATGCACGCATATCCTCAATGAGCTTTGCCCGATCTGCTCTTAACTGTCTTGTCATGTATTTTCACCTGTAAACTTTTGGTTGTTACATCACCTTGTCCACAAGGCGCAAAGTCGAGTGATTCCATCACTCAGCAAAGAGTATTTATAAACAGGTGACCTTGACAATATTAGAAACAGTGGGATAATAGTAGTAATGGCTTATGACTTAACCAAAGGCGGGATTTACTCTATAGTGAACACAGTCAATCTGAAACACTACATCGGTTCTGCTGTAATCCTAAAACAAAGATGGGCGACCCACCGGACGACATTGACTAAAGGTAACCACAGAAACACACATTTACAAAATGCGTGGAAGAAATATGGTACGGAAGCGTTCGAGTTCTCTGTAATAGAGTATGTTGACGATCCGACACAACTGACCAAGATAGAACAACTGTATCTTGATGGTTGTTGGTCAAGCGGCAAACTGTACAACATCTCACCCACAGCCGAAAGTGTGTTAGGTGTTAGAAGATCCGAAGAAACACGCCACCGAATTAGTAACAAACATATAGGACAGAAAGCTTGGAATAAGGGTAAGACTGATATCTACAGCGAAGAGACACGGCGCAACATGTCTCAACACATGAAAGGTAGAGTGTCGCCGCAAAAAGGTAAACACCCGTCCGAAGAAACTCGACTTAGACAGTCGGCTGCAAAGAAGGGCAAATCTCAATCAGAGACCGCAGTTATTAATAGGTCGGCATATTGGTTGGTAACATTTCCAGACGGTCATCAAGAACAGGTAGTTAATCTAGCAGCATTCTGTCGTAATCACAACCTAAGTGATGGTACTCTAGGATGTCGTGGACATTACAAGGGTTTCAAAGCAGTGAAACTTACTCCAACTCCAACAGTTGTAGTTGTCTCTGTCGGTTCTTAACTTCCCACAACTCATCAGGCGGATCAAGTGTCACAACTTTTTCAGGCTCGTTGAAGATCAAGCTCCGAACGCTCGCTGTTGTCGCTGTGTACGCTGGATAAGTCACAACGCTAAGGTCTGAGACATCGCTAATCTTTCGGATGACTACTACTGACTCACCAGCAACCTTATCGGTTGTGGAGTTTTCGATATTGAAAGCGAAACTGCAACCGGACATGTCGCCCCTTGACAAAGTGACAGCCAAATCTTGAGCGTATGACTGTGATCCAAGTTGACACTCGAAGGATAACCCCATTTCGTCTTCTTTGAGTGTCATGGTGCCGCTGGTGTTTCTTCCTAACACCAAATTGGCATCATGATTAACTAACAAACGAATATCAGCACCAATCAAGGCGTTTGTTACCGCACCCGGGAAAATCATCTCTCTCAATCCGCCGTATTCTGGTATCGGAACCGACAAACTGTTGTATACTATGGCTCGACCACTTACCGTGGCTGGCGTGGTATCAGTTGCCGCACGAAATGTGACCTTCGGAATTGTTACTGTTCGTTTTTGTGTGTCTTGCATCATAATATTTACTCTCCAGGTTCGATTGAGCACTCGCAAGCATTGTGTGCTGGCGGATTGAACATGTCGCCGCCGCCCATCGTTTCGCCAAATGAGCTTTCTACGCCGACTACTTTGCCGTCTAATCCAGCACAGAAATCACAATCTCCACCACTCCAGACTAAAGTAGTGACTCCTGATGCGACCATTGCAGTTCTCGCCACGGCATTTACAAGTCGTACACTTTCGTTTTGACTTTCTTTCTCGGCTCTGGTTGGGTTCTGCGGAGTCGAACCTGATTCCCACTGACTTAAACGCTCTTCAATCACATCAGCAGGGTCTTCTCCGTCCGGTAAGTCTGACAACAGCGCTAGAAGTTGTTGTCTGCTGGAACTTGTGTATCGAAGTGCAAGTGTGGCGAGATATGCCTTTGCGAAGTCAGCAACATCAGCCGGATCAGCACCGAGTTGGATCGCCACATCGTTTGCGGTCGAATCTGAGGTCGAGTCAACGATAGACTTCATAGTTTTGGTAAAATACTCGCTAAAATCTGAATTTGAAGCGTAGTAATCACTTAATCCAGAGTCAAAACTGCGTTTAGAACGCAAATTCTTGACCACTAACTTAGTAATGTCTTGTTTTTCCCGCTTCGAAACCCGCTCAAATGCGTCTTGAAAGAGCACTTTGCTTGACTTTATGAGTTGCTTTCGACCGTGATTTTGTGCCGCTCTTTGACTTCTGAGTGACTTTTTTACCGGTTCTGGTGGTGGTGTAGGCTCTTTTTGGAGCGCTGGTGTACCTAAAAAGGCTGGTGTCTGTCCTAACTTGAGTATTGGAACCATGTTTACAGGCGCTAACAGGGTGTCGCCGCCTTCAACTGGGTTCATATTCAACTTTTGGCGTGCTTCGTTCGGAGTCAAGATCGCTGTGAGTACTTCTTCTTTCAGACCGTTTATCAAAGCTGTGAAATCTGACTGTATTAGGGCTTCCCTCAAAAATTCTGTATAGTACAACTTCTGCTCTGCTGGTGTGAAGAGACTTACATTGACTTGTTGCTCGAAGTTACAAAATATCGTATTCAATCCAAGTGCAAGGAACTCTCGGAATAACTGCTCGGCAGATGCACGAGTTGTAGTTTCAACCTCATTCAGGAATTGCATCGGAATTCCGAAGAGAGCGGCTATGCGTGCGCCATCTAACTTGGATGTCTCTAGAAACTGTGCGTCTCTTGGGTTTACTCCAAGCGCATCAAACTTTGACGCACCTTCAAGCAACATAATCTTGCCCGAGTTCTTTGGACCCCTGTACAATTCTTCAAATGACTTTCTAAAACGCTCCATCTGTGCGTCAGTCCATTCGACGGGGCTTGTAATCACGCCGCCTAACATGGCACCGTTTGCATAGAACCTTGTCTGAAACTCTTCCCTTGCCTTTGCTCTGCCGACAAGCAATCTCATTTGCATGATGGGAGAAATTCCAGAAATTCCATCGAAACTTGTCCCACGCAGGTGGACCACACCACTAGCAGGGAAGTAGAATGTGTTACCAAGATTGTCGTTCCATGAGTAAACTAATTCGCCTGTTTCTTTCTTCCTGCCACAGATTTTCACATCATCAGGATGCATCGGATTCAAACCAATGATGCGACCAGCGTTGTCTCGTTCAATCTCACTATATGAATTACCCCAACCTAAAAGATGAGTGATACACAAGTGTTTGAATGTGTACGATGTCATATCTTTATTGGTTTGCACATTCATCAGCCGATAAACAGGATGGTCATAGGCTTTGTTCTTACTTCTCAGGTCGTACTCATACACTGGCAAGGGCGTTGATGCTACAGAATCGGCAATGCGCTTGATTGCGGTATAAACCGTATCCAATCTCATGCCACTGTGAATGTTGATGACTACACTATCGCTCGATTCGTCAAAGTGAGAAACATAGCGGGTTAGAAGTTGTTGTTGATTGGCATTTAAGCCTGAGAAACGCTTTGAGAAATTACTGAAGAGTGTTTTTAGTGACATTGAGTTCCAACCCATTGCATCTCTCATCCATGCGAGACACAAGTACAACTTTATTTATGAATGTGTTGGGGTTAGACTGAAGGTCTCTATGTATGTAATCAGGTTGCGAAGTGTGGTTGTGTTGTCTTTGGCTAGACCTAATGTAGAATTGCAAGCCTTACAAAGCAATCCTCTGACACATTTGCCACACGATCTTTCTCCCGGACAACAATTGTGATCGTGGTCTACACATGTTGCTGGATTAGAACAACCAGCACAGATACCTTTTTGAAGAAACATCAAACGGTTATATTGCTCTGGTGTTAGTCCGTATCTAGTTTTGACATGCATCGCACGAACCCTATCAGGATTAGCATGTGACCAATTACGACTGTTGTCTCGGACTTTTTGTGGATTGTCTTTTGCCCACTTGAGATTCTTTTTACGAAGTTTGTCTAGATGGGAGTGATAATATCTGTTCCCTTTGGTAAGTTTGCAGAACACACATTGGTCATTACTCACATACCGCTTTGTGTTGCCGCACTCCACACATAGTTTGTCATAGGTTTCTGCTGGTTTTCTTGGGTAATAAATTGTTTCAGACATTCGCTTGATAACTCCAAGTGCATGTTTAGGCTCATTGTGGTGCTTCAACATCACATGAGCCGCACTGAAGGTATTTAGCGTCAGCCAAACAGTGTTACTCGCAACTCAGTAGGTTTCTTGACTTCATCAGGAGTCTTAAGGGCGGCATAAAGTGCGATTATTGTGGAACAAACGCCATCGATGCGGCCCGAACTACGTTGCTTATCAGGAACTATGTTTGCATTCTGGTCTAATCTTGGTGCGACATTGCCGATTTGCCAGTTCATGCACGGCGAATTATCGTGCTTTATACGCCCACCAAGTATCAACGATTCGAATTCTTTACTCGGTTCCGCAAGAGTCAAGTGTCCAAAACGCACCATCGTTACAGGGGCAATGCCTTCTTTCTCTAGTTCTTGAACGAACT